CTGGCACAAAGAGATTGGTGATGTTATTGTTCTAAAAAATAACAAAGGCACAGAAGACAATCGTGTACGTAAATTAGATTACTCAATTCAGTTAAGCAAGATCTTTTACGAACGCTTGTTGGCTGATGGTGACATTACATTGTTCTCCCCACATGACGTGCCTGGCTTGTATGAAGCATTTGGTAATAACGAAGTGTTTGATGCACTGTATGTCAAGTATGAAAAGGATCCTAAGATTAGTAAGAAGACTGTTAAGGCTATGGAACTGTTTGGTGATATTCTAAAAGAACGTGCTGAAACAGGTCGTATCTATATCATGAACATCGACCACTGCAACAGCCACAGCAGTTTTACAGACATGGTGCGAATGAGCAATCTATGTCAAGAAATTACATTGCCAACAGATCCTATCCAAGGGCTTGACGATACCAAAGGCGAAATTGCATTGTGCATTCTAAGTGCAATCAACGTTGGCAACATACGCGAATTAGATGACTTAAAGAATCTAACCGAGCTTGCAATCCGTGCGCTTGACCAAATCATTGACTACCAACGTTATCCAATTATTGCCGCAGAGATTAGTACAAAGGCTCGACGCAGTCTTGGCATTGGCTACATTGGCCTTGCCCACTACCTTGCTAAAAAGGGTTTAAAGTATAGTGATGTTGAAGCAGCTCAATCAGTAAATCGTTTAACTGAAGCATTCCAGTACTATTTGATCAAGGCCAGTGTTGAACTTGCCAAAGAAAAAGGCCCTTGCGAATACTTCAGCCGTACCAAGTACAGCAAAGGTATCCTTCCAATTGACACATACAAGCGTGAGGTTGACGAGTTCCTGGGAACAGACCTGCACTATGATTGGGAATTGTTGCGCAGAGAAATTGCTGAACATGGTATGCGTCACAGTACACTAAGCGCACAAATGCCAAGTGAGTCTAGCTCAGTTGCCAGTAATGAGACAAACGGTATTGAACCGCCCCGTGCGGCAATGAGCACCAAGAAGAGTAAGAAGGGACCACTCAAGCAAATCGTCCCACAATACGGCAGCTTGAAAAACAACTACTCGTACCTGTTTGAAGAAGGCGTACAAGATGGTTACGTTAAGATTGTTGCAGCAATGCAAAAATACTTTGACCAAGCTATTAGTGGCAATTGGAGTTACAATCCCAAGCACTATCCAAACAATGAAGTACCAATGAGTGTTATGTTCCGCGACTTGTTGACAACTTATAAGTTGGGTTGGAAGACTTCGTACTACCAAAATACATATGACATGAAGGGTGAAGATGAAGAGACTCTTGACAACCCAGATGCAAACGTGTTACAATTACAACAAGTAAATGATGATGATGCAGAAGCCTGCGAGGCATGTACAATTTGAAGAACAAAATGACAGCAACCGTTTTTAATATTAATAAAGTAGACTTCACCAAGCAACCAATGTTCTTTGGTGAAGCCCTTAACGCCCAACGATTTGATGTATTCAAGTATCCAATCTTTGATAAGCTAACGCAAACGCAGCTTGGGTACTTTTGGAGGCCAGAAGAGGTGTCATTGCAAAAGGATCGCAGTGACTATCTCGACTTCCGTGACGAACAGAAGTTTATTTTTACTGCTAATTTGAAGTACCAAATTTTACTAGACAGTGTGCAAGGTCGCGGCCCAGCAATGGCATTTATGCCTTACTGTTCATTGCCTGAGCTTGAAGGGTGTATGAATGCATGGCAGTTCTTTGAGAACATCCATAGCCGCAGTTATACACATATTATTAAGAATATCTATAGCAACCCAAGCGAAGTGTTTGACACCTTGCTAGACGATGAGAAGATCCTTGCTCGTGCAAAGAGTGTTACAAAGAGCTACGACGAGTTTCTTGACACTGCTAACCGGTACTTCTATGGTGGCAAAGGCACACTAAGGGATGTTAAGAAGAAGTTATTTCTAGCCATGGTCAATGTTAATGCACTTGAAGCACTTCGTTTCTACGTATCGTTTGCATGCAGCTTTGCATTTGGTGAACTGAAGAAGATGGAAGGCAGTGCTAAGATTATTAGCTTGATTGCTCGTGACGAAAGTCAACAACTAAGCATCACAAGTCACGTTATTAAAAATTGGTTCAAGGGCGACGAGCCAGAGATGCAAGAAATTGCAAATGAGAACATTGGTGCCATTGGAGAAATCTATGACCAGGTTGTTGCAGAGGAAAAAGATTGGGCCGACTATTTGTTTAGTAAGGGCGCGATTGTTGGATTAAATGCAAAACTATTGCACCAGTATGTTGAACACATTGCCAATCGTAGACTAAAAGGTCTTGGCATCGAATCTCGATATGCTCGCAGTGCAAATGACAATCCGTTGCCGTGGACTGATCATTGGACCAGCAGCAAAGGCTTGCAAGTCGCACCACAAGAAACTGAGATTGAAAGTTATGTGATTGGCGGTATTAAACAAGACGTAAGCAAAGATACCTTTGCTGGATTTAAACTTTAAAGGAAAAAAATGTTACTTGATATTAAAAAAGATGGCGATGTAGTTACTCTGAAAATGAGTTCAGGTGAAGAACTAATTGGTACCTACAAAGATGATGATAGTGTTTCATACACAATTGATCGTCCAGTGACACTGAGTGTTGGTCCAAAAGGTGGTCCAGCTCTTACTCCGTACTTGATGACTGTAAATCCAGCTACCACACGTAATCTTAAAATCAATAGAGCCTTAGTAGTATGCATGGCAAATACTGACAAGGAACTTGCTGATCAGTACAGTTCAGCAATGAGCGGCATTCAAGTTGCTCCAGCAGGATTTAGACTATAATGCCAGCAGTTCATCGTCAAGGTGATGCAAATGACGGGGGTGGTATCATTGACGGTGTTGCCCAAGGCACAGTGTATGTAAATGAACAACTGGCCAGTGTTGATGGTAGCGGTGTAAGCGGGCACGATTTACACCTTCCTACTGCAACAGCAAATGGTAGTGCCACAGTGTTTATCAATGGTATCCCAGTTAATAGGCAAGGTGATGAAGACGAATGTGGACATGGCAGGGCTGATGGTAGTCCGGATGTGTATGTAGGTTAAAATGAAATCTCCCATAAATAGCTGGGAGATTTCAACATGTGTGATGCAAAAACGCCTGGTACAGGCACACGATTAACAACAGAGAGCGGCGTAATTTATTACCCAAACACCCCCGAAGGTGATGCAGCCATGCGATCTGACATGGCTAAAACAATGGGCGCCGGAGCCGGAGAAGATAGTCAACCACCTGACGATTCTCCACCAGATGCCAATCCTCCAAAAGACTGTGCAGAGTACACTGACAGCATGTGGGATAAAAATTGCAGTAAATCTTTTAGATATTCAAACATGGGCCGCAAGCCAACTGGCGGCAGCGTAGATACAAAAACAGCGGCATGTAATTGGAAAGCACTATGTGAAAATTTATTAGATCCAATTAAAGCACAGTTCCCGGGCATGAGCATTAGCTCTGGCTTTCGCCCTACAACATTTAACGGATCAACTAGTGATCATACAAAAGGCAAGGCATCTGACATTCAATTACTACAGGGTGATGCAGTTGAAGGTGCCAAGCGAATGTTCAAATGGATCGGCGCATCAGGCTTACCATTTAGTCAATTAATCTTTGAAGGACGTTGGGTACACGTGGCTTACAATGGCAGCTCGCCAGCCAGCGTAGCAGTGTTAGTAGCACGTAATGGCGCCGCCCCTTATCAAAATGGTGGTGGCCGCAGGGGTTCGGCATTGCCCCCAGACTTGAAGTGGGCATAAGTAACACACTATGGCAAATATCCCAGTTATCCCCGGCGTAAGTGTTGCAACCAAAGGTATTCTAAACAAGCCCATCAAAGACATTATTTGTGCGTTGCTATTTGGAGGTCTTGCTAACATGCTCAAGGGTCCACTATTGTGTATCAATTTTGACCTAAACAAAATTGCTGAAGAGGCAGGCCTTGCAGGTCTTGGCGATCTAAAAGCAGAGTTAGATAATATTAAAGATCAACTCAAAGCAGCCGAAGCATTATCTGGCATACCTGAAACATTGGCTAGAGTGAATGCAGCCATTGCCGAAGTTCAAAGTTTATTGGCGCTGGATGGCCTATGTAAGATTCCTCTAAAGGCACCAAAAATTCCTGACGTTATTGCTCAGGTTATCGATGCAGAGTTTAGAGAGATGGATGCTATCTTAAAAGACCTAGGCAAGTTGGCCAAGCCAAGTATTTGTCTAAGTGGCAATGGTGGCCTTGGATTGGGCGGCGGATATAACCCAGACAGTATACTGGGAAGCATAAGCAAGCATGTAGGAAACATGGGCAACATCCCAGGCGCAAAATTAGACGCATTAGTAAAGAGGCTCAAGGGCGTTGGCAAGGCTTTAGACAAGTCAATTAACCGTCAGTTGTTTCCAGACTTTCGTCACAAGCATGACCTAACAACAGGTAAGCCGTACGTGGCCGGAGGCGGCCCAACACTGGCAGGCCCACCTGCTGTTCAATGGAACCCTCCTTACCCCCCAGCCGATGCACCAAATTTAAAAAGTGCAACAGCAACAGCACAGACGCTAGTTGCCAGCGTAAAACAAACTGGCAGCTATCCTGTCAAAGCAGACGGTATAACAAACGTCAACCCTTGGTTACCTATGTTGGGGCCTGAAGTGTACAGTTTAGCAGTCAATGCACTAACTCCGCAAGATCCATTCTTCTCACAGCAAGAACCAATTTACGACTATTGCGGTAAGTTAGTCGGGTATACTTCTACAGTTGTTTCAGGTGATGTAACGGCCATTGGTGGAAACCCTACAGCAGATGCAATACTTGAACCACCTACGACTACATTTGACTTTGC